GCTGACGCAGCTGTTGGAACTAATACTTCTGCAGGTGTTTTAGGTGGTGCTGGTGACTTATTATCAATTATTTTTGGTGGAAGAACTAGAATAAGAGGAATGCACGGTGTTTTAGCTGGTGCAGGAAATTTAACTTTTAGAGATGGTTCTGCAACTGGAACAGCATTATTAACTTTATCTGCAAGTGCAGGAGACTTAGATCCATATATCCCAGATGATGGAGTATTATTTCCTAACGGAGCGTTTTTAACTGCTGACCAAGGCGACATTACAGGTTTAACAGTATTCTACGACGGGTAAGGAGCTTAAATGGCCAACACTACTTCAGGCTCTTATGTTTTTGATAAGAACCTAGGCATAGATGAGATTATTGAAGATGCATATGAACGTATTGGTATGCAGGGTGTTTCTGGTTATCAATTAAAAACTGCTAAAAGATCTTTAAATATTTTATTTTCTGAATGGGGAAATAGAGGTTTACATTTTTGGGAAGTAAAGAATCAAAGTGTAGCTTTAGCAGATGGTCAAGCAGTTTATACTTTTTTTAGATCACCATCTGATGGAACTTCAGACGGTATTTCAACTACTTTGTCTGCAGGTATAAATTCAAGTGTCTCAACCATTGGGGTTGCATCTGTTACTGGAATGCCAACAACAGGTGGAATTATAATTATTGGCAGCGAACAAATTACTTACTCAGGCATTTCATCATTAAATTTAACTGGATGTGTTAGAGGTGTTAATGGCAGCACAGCTGCAACTCACACTACTGGTGATGCAGTTTTACAGTTTCCAAATGGAATGACAGACATACAAGAATTAAATTTTAGAGATGCGTCTACAAATGTAGATACACCTATGACAAAAATTAGTAGATCGCAGTATCAAGGATTTTCTAACAAAACTTCAAAAGGTTTACCTACACAATATTGGGTTCAAAGATTTATAGACAAAGTTACTGTTACTTTGTACTTAACACCAGGTTCTTCACAAGCTGGTGATTTTATAAACTTTTATTATACAAAAAGAATTGATGATGTGGGTGCTTACACAAATGCAAGCGACGTGCCTTACAGATTTGTACCATGTATGATTGCAGGTTTATCTTATTATTTAGCTGTAAAATATGCACCACAAAGAGTTCAAGAGTTAAAATTATTATATGAAGATGAGTTGTTAAGAGCAGAAGATGAAGATGGTTCTTCTAACTCTACTTATATATCACCTAAAATATATTATCCGGGTATTGGCTAATGGATGAGTTAATTGAATTATTTAGAGGAGAAGCTCCTTCAAGATCTGAAATGGATTTTGGAGATAAAAGGGGAAAATATTTTACTCCGGACAAAAATTTTGCTAAATACATGGCTCGAGGAGGATCTCAAAAAGTTGGGGATCTTATTGGAGATTTAGGGGGAAAAGTAAAATCTTTAAAAATACCAGCATCAAAATATGCAGAACTTGGTGGAAATACTTTTGAGGTGCTTTTAGATGATGCTTCACTTAGTAAAGCAAAAACAAATTTATTTCAAACTTTTTTAGCTAGAGCAGGAAGTTTAACTCCTTTAGCAATAAAAGGTTTAAATATGTTGGCTAGTTTACCTGTTGCAACAGCAGCAATGGTATTACAGTCAACACCTGCAAATGCAGATGAGGCAAACATGAAATTAGAAGATTTTGCAAAATTAGCTGAAGGTAGCACTAACATAGATAAATCACTGCCTACAAAAAGAGGAGATATATAATGACTACTTTTTCTCAAGGTAAATATGCTTTAGCTATCTCCGATAGATCAGGCATGGCTTTTCCATATAACGAAATGGTTAGAGAATGGAATGGTGCCCTGGTCCATGTTTCAGAATACGAACCTAAACAACCACAGTTAGATCCTAAACCAACAAGTGCAGACCCACAAGCTTTACAAAGAGCAAGAACTGCTAGAACAGAATTTCCAACAGAAGATTTTTTAATAAATAATCCAATTACAACTGCCGCTGCTGATGCAACTGTTTCTATAGCTTTTGAGAATGGTGCTATGCAGGTAAATGATTTTGTTAGATTAAGAGATGTTAAATCTCCAGTAGGTGGTGTTGCAATATCTACGTTGCAATTATCTACAACTTTAAATGGTGCAATTACAGATTCAGCTACTACAATTGCTTTAGCTGATGGGTCAGCGTTTCCAACATCAGGTTTTATTGTAATAGAGAAAGTAAACAGCACAACAGGATTTTATGAAAATGAAGTTATTGAATATACTGGCCGATCTTCAAATGACTTAACTGGGTGCACAAGAGGAACAAGTGCTCCCTACAGAGGAGTTAGTCCTGTCGCTACAACAGCGAGTGAACATGCAACAGGAGCAAAAGTATTTGGTGCATACAAAATAGCCACACTTAATGAAAGATCTTCACCAGCAGCGTATAACGATAGCACGGGTAGTCCAGCGACTACAACTACACAAACAGGTTTTACATTTGAGCTAGTTAGTAATGCTGGTAGCACAGAAACAGGAGGCGGTTTTCAGTGTACAATTGGACCGATAAATGATAGAGCTTAATTATGGCTGGATATACATACTCAAATTTAGTAACCGATATTAGAAACTACACAGAAGTAGACTCTAGTGTTTTTACTTCTGCTGTTATAAATAGATTTATAGAAAATGCTGAACATAGAATTAATATAGATCTTCCTATGGATTCTGACAGGGTTCAAGATGATGGTCAATTTGCACAAAATTTTAATACTATTACAGTTCCTACAAAAGCTTTATTTATAAGAGGTGTTCAAGTTTTTGATTCTACATCGTCAGATACAGATCAAGGTTTTTGGTTAGAAAAAAAAGATCAGACTTATATTACTGAATATGTAGGAGAAGCTACAGGTCCTGTTGGGGATAGAACAGCTCAAAACGTAAAAGGCTTACCTAAATATTATGCTATGTTTGGCGGTGCTACAACAGGCGCCGACAGTGCTACATCGGGAGCTTTATTTGTTGCACCCACTCCAGATCAGAATTATAAATATACTATTTATTATAATGTTGTGCCTACTGGTTTAGAGACCAATACAAGCGGAACATATATTAGCAATTACTTTCCTCAAGGGTTATTATATGCATGTCTAGTAGAGGCTTTTGCTTTTTTAAAAGGTCCAATGGAAATGTTGACATTATATGAGAATAAGTATAAAACTTCTATACAACAGTTTGCAGCGATGCAACTTGGAAGACGAAGGAGAGATGATTACACTGACGGAACTGTTAGGATTAAAGTCCCTTCTCCGTCTCCATAAATAGGAGATTAATATTATGGCAATAACATCGGCAGTATGTAATAGTTTTAAAACGGAAGTTTTACAAGGTATACATAATTTTACAGCATCATCTGGAAACACTTTTAACTTAGCTTTATATACAAGTTCAGCTACTTTAAATAAATCTACAACAGCATACACTACTACGGAAGAAATTACGAATACGTCAGGATCTGCTTATACTGCAAAAGGAAAAGCACTCACAAGTGTTACTCCTGCTTTATCTACAGATACTGCATGTTGTGACTTCGCAGACGTTTCTTGGACATCAGCTTCTTTTACAGCTAATGGTTGTTTAATTTTTAACGATTCAGCTACTGGTGATCCAGCAGTTTGTGCAATAGCATTCGGTGGAGACAAAACCGTATCAAGCGGAACTTTTACAATTCAATTTCCAACAGCAGACGCATCTAACGCAATTCTTAGGATAGCATAAGGAGGGACTCCTTATGTCTACATCAGTCTGGGGTGGTGATAGTCCTTCAGTAGCTTGGGGAGAAAATTCTTGGGCATCTAACGTTGCTACAGTTACACCAACAGGAGTTCAAGCAACCTCTAGTGTAGGAGAAGCAGAAGCTTATCCAAGCACAGGTTGGGGCAGACAACAATGGGGTAATTCTGGTTGGGGAGTAGAGTATTCTGTTGCACCAACTGGTTTAAGTATGACTTCCAGCGTGGGAGCTGTTGAAGCTGCTCAAATTGTTCCAGTAGATCTAACAGGACTTAGCACTACATCTTCAGTAGGATCATTAACTACTGAGTTAATTACTCTCGTAACACCAACAGGGCAACAAGCCTTAACAGAACTTGGAGATTTTGATAACGCTGGTACTTTAGTTGGTTGGGGTAGAAATGGTTGGGGTGAAGAACCTTATGGAGATTCATTTAATAAACTTGTTCAATTATCAGGATTAACTGTATTAAATTCTAGTGTTGGTTCTATTTCTCCGGCGGATGTCGTGGGACTAACTGGGGTATCTTCAACTTCTAATGTAGGAGATATTTCTCCAGCAGATGTCATGGGACTAACTGGGGTATCTTCAACTTCTAATGTTGGGGAGATTGTAGCTGAAATAGGAGTTCCATTAACTGGAGTATCATCAACATCTAGTGTAGGAAATATTTCTCCAGCAGATGTTATGGGATTAACAGGTGTTTCTGCAACATCCAGTGTTGGAGATATAGAAATAGTTGAAAAATTAATAATAACACCTACAGGAGTGTCAGCAACATCCAGTGTTGGGTCTCTCATTGCTGAAATAGGAGTACCATTAACAGGGGTGTCATTAACCTCAAGCACAGGATCTATTACACCTGATGATGTTATGGAATTGACAGGAGTGTCAGCAACATCCAGTGTTAATGCTGAAGGGTTAATTCTTAAATACTATGGAAGACGTACCCCTAAAACAAGTTCAGGATATACAAATGTAACACCCAAAACAAGCACAGGATATACAACTAAAACAGCTAAAACTAGCACGGGATATACAAGAAGAACGCCTGCATAATTATGTTTGACTTAAAACTAAATAAACAATATAAATAACAAAAATAAGGAATATAAATAATGGCATCAACATATTCATCAGATTTAAAAATAGAGCTAATGGCAACCGGCGAAAACGCTGGTACATGGGGCACAAAAACAAATAATAATTTAAATTTAGTACAACAATCAGTTGCAGGCTACGAAGCAATTGATGTAGCGTCTGCGGATGTTGCTCTTGCAATGACTGATGGAACAATTTCAAATGCAAGAAACGCAACTTTAAAATTAACTGGAACTTTAGCAGCGAATAGAACTGTAACTGTTCCTGATAGCATAGAAAAAGTTTATAACGTAATAGATGGAACTGATCACGCAGGTTACACATTAACTTTTAAAACAGTAAGTGGAACTGGAGTTTTACTTTGTGAAGGCAATTGTTATCTTCTTTATGCAGATGGGACAAATGTTGTAAAAGCAAGTGAATACAGAAAATGGAGAACAGTAAGTGCAGCAGAAACAGTACAAGCTGGTGCAAAACTATTTGTAGAAACAAATGGTGGAGCCGTAACAATTACACTACCTGCATCACCTGCAATTGGTGATGAGGTACATTTTGTAGATTCAAGATATACATTTGATTCTGCAGCATTGACTGTCGGAAGAAATAGTTCTAAAATAGCTAATGCATCATCAGACTTAGTAGTAAATACTGAGGGCGCAGCTTTTGGATTAGTTTATTCTGGTTCAAACGTAGGATGGACTTACACGGAGAAATAATATGTCGAATTACGAAGCAACTAAATATGATTTTGATGGAGCAAACCTTACAGGTATCGAAGGTATACCTACAGCTACTATTGTGCCGTGGTCTTCTTCTTCAGTACCGTCAGGTTTTTTAGAGTGTGATGGGTCAGCAGTTTCAAGATCAACTTACTCTGCTTTATTTGCAGTTGTAGGTACAACTTACGGAGCTGGAGACGGTGCATCTACTTTTAATTTACCTAATTTAGCAGACAATGTAGCAGTTGGAAAATCTCCTGGAAAAGCTTTAGCGTCAACTGGTGGAGCAAACACTGTAACTTCAACTGGAAACGTTGGTGGTTCTACAGCTAACGCAACTTTATCTACTCCACAACTTTCATCACACAATCACTTGATGGCGGGACAACCATTTGGACCAGGTGGTCAAGTTAGAACAATTGGTGCTATGGGTGGTGGAATTTACACGGGTAACAGAGGAGATGGCGGAGGTCACTCTCACAATATGAGTGCAAACTTTACTGGAGATGCAACTTCAGTTTTACAACCTTATTTAACATTACTTTATATTATTAAGACTTAGGAGAAATTATGGCAAGTAGAGGAAATTGGGCAATAGTAATAGATGATAAAAAAATTACTAAAAATTATGCAGAAGGAGCTTCTGAAGGTATTGCTTTTACAATAGATGATGATGCTTTTTGGAATGACGCTAAATTTTCAAACATTTGGGCTATACAATATGGCACATCAGTTATTACAGATGAAGTAGAATATAGAGACGATACCCCTCATTCATCTTATGCTGATGCAAATCTTGGTGATATTAGTCAATTTTCTAGTAGATGGGATACAATGTATTTGGCAAAAATTCAGACAGACTGGGACAACAATCTTTTATTTGATGATAACAATGAAGTTGTATCTGAAACAGAAGCTGAAAAAATTGCTAGATTAGGTGCAAGACCAACAAGTTATACATCTTCATAATCTTCAATAAATAAGGTTGCAGTATACCTCTTTAAATTAGGAATATTACTTTTATGGGGAGAGTGATAGTGCCCAGAAGGAAATAATACTGCTCTATTTTCTCTAAAACCAACATGAGTATCTAATTCTAATTCTGTTCCTTTTTCTGTTTGTTTTGAAAAATAAAAAACTATTCCATTTGTTACAGCCACAGGTCCTTTTAACATAACAAACAAATTTAATTTACCTGCCCCATCATCTTTGTGAGGTTGAAAATGATCTAAGTTCCTAATATCTAAACCAGAACCATTATACACTTTTTTAATTTTTATTTTAAATTTTTTTTCACCTTGTTTAATAAATGTTTTTTGTAGTTCAGGATCGTCTTCAAAATAAAACCTAGCACCATAATAATTTTCTTTTATTTTTTCAGTAGTGTGATCATAAAAACTTGGTTCAAAAGTTAGTTTTGTAGTAATGTGGTATTGTATTTTTTCTAACATTTCTTTATCAAAAAAATCATCTATTATTTTAATCATTTTATCCTTTATTTATTTGATCGTAAGCGTGGTGTCTATTGGGCCCGTTTTGATTTACATAATGGAAAAATACTTGAGCCATACCTTCTCCTTTGTAAATACCTGGTCTTGAATGTTTTTGATCACAACCTGCATATAAAACCCCATCTCCCTCTTTTAATTCAAAAGAAGTTCCTTCAACAATAATTGGCCAATTATCGTATTTTTTAATACATGCGGTTATAGATATTTCACAAGCAGGTCGGTCAGTGTGTTCACGTAACATTCCTCCAAAAACATAATATCTCCAATAAGTGTATGTGGGAAACAGTTTTAAATTTGATTCTAATTCAACTAAAGGGAGTTTTGTTTCTAATAAAGAATTCATTAAACAATCATCATACCACGCGGGAGAAAAAGACTGAGTATCTAATGTATAGTCTTTATTATAATCTAATTTTTTATAACAATATTTTTGTAGAATATTAAGTTCTTCCTTGTTAAAAAAATTTTTAATTAATTTATATTTTACTGCAGCCATGCAACAATACTATACCTTGTTCCTTTCGTAATAGGTTGAATACTATGAGGATACATAAAATTACTAGGAAAAAATACAATAGATCCTTTGTTAAGTTTTAATCTTTTAATTTCTTTTTCTTTTTGATCTGTAAAAATTAAATCACCTCCTTCATAGTCATCATTTAAATTCATAATAACACTTAAATGTCTAGGACAGTTAGTAAAATGATCTGTATGAATTTCATACTTTCCACCAGGTGAATATTTTAATAAATCAATTTGATTAATTTTATGACTTGTCATTAAAGGAAATTTAATTTTATAAAAACGATATAATTTTTCTATTTCTTTCTTAATATAATTCCAATAAAACAAATCTGTAGGTGTGTTAAAAGATAAATGATAGCCTTTAACATTTCTAATATTCTTATCTACCCCTGTTCGAATACTTAAATTGTTCTTACTCTTATGTTTTATTAGAGGTATTATTTTTTTAATAAAATTAGGGTCAACTATATTTTTTATTTCTACTATAAATTCTGTGTAATTCATTTTGTTTCTATAATGTTAATATTTCCGGCTATAGTAATTCCATTAGAATTAGGTTTTACCCAATGTTCTAAATAAGATGGAAATAATATAATATCCCCCTTTTTTAAATTAGGTTCGTATTCTTTTAAGAAAATCTTATTTTCGTTTGGTTTAATAACATCCAATAAATTTTTAACAGGTGAATTAAAAACAGTGTAAGATTTATCGGTATTATAATATACAATAAAAGAAAAATCACTTGGATGGACGTGGGCTCCTTGATAATTATTATTGTCGTATTTATTAATCCACATACCTATCATATTAAAAACAAAAGTTTTACACATAGGTTTTAATATGTGAGATAACAAATCTGTTAATTGTACATTTAAGTAATTCATTGATTCCGTAGTAAGTAAAGTTTTTCCCTCTATTGTTGTTTGAATATTAGATTCAAAAGTATCTTGAAAATTTTCACCAATTATTTTTAACTTAGACAGATCTAAATTTTTTGTTGCAATAAAATTTGGAAATATATTGTATACTTTTACTTCTTTCATTATTTTTAATGTAATTTCATCCAAGATGTTAGGATATATTTTTTTCCCGATAGAGGTGGATTACCTCTATGAAGATATGGAAAACCAGCGGGCCAAATAACTATCCTACCTTTTTTTGGTTTTACTCTTTGTGAGAAATGTAAAAATTCTGTTTCGCCCCCTTCTTTTACATCATTTAAATAAATACTAAAAACAAAAGCCCTAGCCTGCATTTCAAAAGTATTACCATGTTCTATGTGCCAAACATGGTAGCCTTCTGTAGGTAATGTTTTTTGAATTTTTAAACGTGTGTAAACAAATTTTTCTTGTGCGTAGCTTTCTCTAGCTCCGGTTTGTTGAACGTAATGAGTCCATGCTAGATCAAAATTTAACATCATTGGTTTTAAATCTTCCCACCAAACATCTATATTATTTTCTCCTGCAAAAAATTGTTTATCCTGTTTCTGTAAAATAGGTGCGTTTTCAAAATTTATTCTATCTAAAGTATTTTTAAATTTATTTTGATTTTCATACAATTTTATAGCTCTACTACATTCTTGTTCTGTAACGTAGTTATCATAAACACCTATAAAATTATTTATTTTAAATTTTTTTTCTTTCATTAATTTCTTCTATTTTTTTGTTTAATAAAAAATGTTCCATAGAATCAAAATTACAAACCAAAGAGTATCTTGTAAAATCATCTTTGTGTTTATCAAAACCATGCACTACCATTGGAGGAAATATATAATAATCACCAGCTCTAGGTGTGATTGAAATATTTAGTTCTGGTAAAATTAAATCAGCTCCGTCTGTTAAATATAAAATTGCGTGGTAGTGTCTATGATCGTGATAGTTTACAGAATCTCCTTTTTTAATTTCATTACCCCAAGCATCTATAATTAAAGATTTTTCTAAAAAATATGCAAAAATTTCTGGGTGTGTTAATTGATGTTTGTTAATTAAAAAAGTAAAGAAATTTTTAAATAAATCATTGTCAACAAAATGTCTCCAATCTGTCATGCCACCTTTTACATTAGTGTAATTATCCATATTAGGATCTAAATTATTTTTAATTTCTAAAATCATATTGTGAACTTTATCTGGGTAAGGATAATGACCGTATATAATATTTACAGTTCTAGGATGAGTGATAGTTAAACTGTTTTTTGTTTCATTTAATTTATTATTTTTGTTTATTAATTTAATCATTTTCTCCTATTAAAATATTACAAGTTATTCTTTGCCAATTATATATTTCTGATACAGGTGATTCACCTTTATGATATTCTTTTGAATCAAATATTACTGCACTACCTGGTTTAAATTTAAATTCTTCTCCCTCTACATAAAAAGAACCTCTCCAGTCTGGTTGCCAAACAGGGGTCATAAATAGTAAAACTGATTTATAATCTTTTTTAGTATCTTGGTGAAACCAGTGTTGAGTTTTTTTACCGTGATAAGTAGAGTTAAACCACATTCTTTTTACTGTAGTGGGTATGCCTATATTTTTATTTTCTAATAATTTTTCTATTCTATAAATTATGGTCTGTCCCCAAAGATAAAAAGGGTAGTGTTGAATTGATTCATCACATTGTTTAATCATTAAAAGTGGTGAATGCATAAAACCAACATGAGGTGTTGAGTTACCTTTAAGTGTCCAGTTTGCACAATTTATAAGTTCACCATACATAAAAAATAATTCTTTTTCAGAAATAACATTATCGAGTATTATTGTTTTCATTTTAAAATATTTTACCTTTTTGCCATTTCCACAAATTAGGAGAATTAATTATTTGATTATATATATAATAATCTAAATCTAAATATTTCATTATTTCTTCTTTATCTATATTTAACTCTATATTATTTGGGTTATTATTACAATATTTTACTTCATTAAAATGCATTTTTAAAAAGGTATGTAAATCTTTAATCTCTACATACCAGTCAATACAGGTATTTATTAAATAAGGAACTTGAGATGCCGTATGATTAACATGTCCGCTGTTTCTTGTAAGGAGACTGACACGGGCATTGTGTAAAGATGAATAATTTATATCTTTATAATTAAGACCATGCCTTGTTAGATCATATTTAAGTCCGGCAATAAATCTCTCATACGGGTCCCTTATAACTGTCCATCTAATTTTATTTAAATTTACTTTATCTGTGACAATATAATTAGTGTTTTTTAGGCATTCGACTATACTGCTAGATCCATTTTTATGAATTAACAGGTATTGAAAATTGTCTGTTTCATACAATTCTATGTTTTGGAGCAGCATTTTCTAACTTTCATTCTATATTTATTTAATATATAATATAAATTAGTTATTTCAAAGGTTTTATATGTTACAAAAATTAGGGTTTTTACCGGGGTTCAACAAACAAGTCACCGAAACAGGGGCCGAAGGTCAATGGTTTGACGGCGATAATGTACGTTTTAGATATGGTACCCCTGAAAAAATTGGGGGCTGGAGTCAATTAGGGACCGATAAATTAACAGGTGCTGCAAGAGCTATTCACAATTTTGACGATAACGTTGGGTTAAAATATTCTGCGATAGGAACTAATAGAATTCTTTATGTTTATCAAGAGGGAGTATTCTACGACATTCATCCCATAAGAACCACAATTACTGGAGCTAATTTTACAAGCACGTCGTCTTCAGCAACAGTTACAGTAACAGTCTCTTCTACCGCAAATTTATTTGATGACGATATAGTAATGTTTGACGAAGTTTCTGGTTTATCAGGATCTACTTTTACTAATGCCACATTTGAAGATAAAAAATTTATGGTGACCTCTGTTTTAAGCGCCACTACTTTTACTATAACTATGGCTTCTGTTGAGTCGGGATCAGCTTTAACAAATGCTGGTTCAGCAAAAGTTTTATACTATTATCGTGTAGGACCTTCTCAACAAGAATCGGGTTTTGGTTGGGGAACAGGTTTGTACGGTGGTACAGTAAGTGGGGCAGCAACTACGACACTAGCTTCTGGTATTAATGATGCCGTAACTGACATTCCTCTAACCAGTTCTGCAGCTTTTCCCACAACTGGAGAAATTAGAATTGGATCGGAAGATATAAGTTTTGCAGCCAATAATACGTCGACTAATATTTTAAGTGGAGGTGCAAGAGAAGTTAACGGCACAACTAAATCATCACACAGTGGAGGGGCTACAGTAACAAACATTACAGACTTTACTGCATGGGGAGAGTCTTCATCAACTACACAGTTTACAATCAGTCCAGGTCTATGGGTTTTTGATAATTTCGGTACAAAATTAATTGCACTTATATATAATGGTGAATGTTTTGAATGGGATGCAGCAGCTACAAATGCAACAACCACTAGAGCAACTATTATATCAGGAGCACCAACCGCCTCGCGTCATGTATTAGTATCTACGCCTGATAGACACTTAGTATTCTTTGGAACTGAAACAACCATTGGTGATAAAAGTACACAAGATGATATGTTTATTAGATTTTCGGACCAAGAAAATATCAACGAGTATACTATTACGGCAGATAATACTGCAGGTTCACAAAGACTTGCCGCAGGATCTAAAATTAATTCTGCTATTAAAGGTAGAGACTCTATATATATTTGGACAGATACTTCTTTATTTTTAATGCAGTTTGTTGGGTCACCATTTACATTTTCTTTTGCTCAAGCGGGGACTAACTGTGGTTTAATTGGAAAAAATGCAGCTGTAGAAGTTGACGGTTCTGCCTACTGGATGTCGGAAAATGGTTTCTTTACTTACGATGGTCAGTTAAAATCTATGACCTGTCTAGTTGAAGATTTTGTTTATGATAATCTTAACTCCGTTCCTAGAGATTTAATTAATGCAGGTGTGAATAACCTTTTTGGAGAAATTAATTGGTTCTATTGTTCGGGTAATGCAACAACTGTTAATAGGGTAGTTACATATAATTATTTAGACTCTACAAAACAAAGACCTATTTGGACAACAGGAACCTTAAATAGATCTGCTTGGGTAGATTCTGCTGTATATGATAAACCACACGCTACACTTTATGACCCTGATGATGATGCCTCTTACGATGTTACTGGAAACACGGATGGAAGTAGTATATACTATCAACACGAAACAGGGACAGATCAGGAAAATGCAGGTGGTGTGGTTACAGCCATTACTGCTAACATTGTTTCTGGTGATTTTGACATAACACAAAGAAGAAGCACCACAGGCCAAGTAGTAGGAACACCTGATCTAAGAGGAGACGGTGAGTACATTATGAGAATTACTAGATTTATTCCAGACTTTATAGATCAAACTGGCGACACTCAAGTTAGTTTTACAACCAGAGACTATCCAAACAGCACTCCAACAACTACAAATTTTACGACCACTACTTCTACAACTTTTAAAAGCACCAGACTTAGAGCTAGGTCGATTGCATTAAAAGTAGCTAATACAAGTTCTGGTCAAGATTGGAAACTTGGCACGTTTAGATTAGACATTGCACCAGGAGGAATGAGATAATGGCAACAGATGCAGAGATAAGAGCAGCGGGTTTTAAATATATTCCTAAACAAGAATATTTACAAAATCCTTTTAAACTACCTATTGCACCAGTGCCACCAATAGTTGATCAAGGTATTGTAAACACAAATGCTTTTGTAAACAGCGGCGGCGGAGGCGGCGGAAATATTTATGGAGGTTCTGTTGATAACTTGATGACGGATTTTGATTCTGCCATTAGTGCAAGACAAGATAGATTAGAAAACCCAAATGATTTTCAAAATTTTTTAGCAAAATTTGGAATAGGTGGACAACGTTCTGTAGATGAAATGATGCGTGATGCAACTGCATATAACATGAATGTGTTAGGTCCAACCAAACAACAGCTTGGTATAACTAATGATATGACGGGACCTGAAATACGACAAGCAATGGCTGAATATTTCGGGGACGAAACAAGCATTGGAAATTATCCTGTAGACAACCCTTTAGACGTTAGAAAAAATTTGCCGTTTGGATTAACTGGTATTTTATCTAAAATGCCAAGTAGTTATTACGATAAAATGACAATGCCTGAACAGATATATACACAATCTAAAATGGGTTACACTGGTCCAACAGTATTTGGAGAAAATCAAAGTGGATTAAGTAAAGATATCTTTGGAAGAAACGTTATTTCTGCAACAGGAAATTACGCAGAAAAACAAGCAAAAGATATTCAAAAATTAGATGATTTATTTGCATCAGAATCTTTTAAAAATAAATACGGAGACGTAACTTTAGAGGAAAATGAAGATGGTATATTTAGTTTTACAGGAGGCACTAAAAAACAAAGAGATCTTGCAAATAGAATGCATAAATTAAATTTAATAAGATATAATTACGATAAAAAAAGTTTAAAAGAATTAGAAGACATTAAAGACCAAACTGGTTTCACCGATATAATGGAAGCACAAAATATAGGAGATACTAATTATGGAATTACTGAAAATGTTTCTGATAAAGACTACAGTGCAGTAGATAATTTAGACAGAGCTATTGATAGAGCTAGAGAAAGAAGTGATGCTACTACACCAGATGATTTTGGACAATCAGAAGGTATGGTTGATGGTTGGGAGGATTAAATGGCAAAAATAGTAGAATCATTAACTAGAGCAGAACCAGAATACAATCAAAGAAACATACAGTCTTTGGTTAGGGATCTTGACTCAGTAATTACAAAATTAAATACAACGTTTCAAGAAGAAGTAAAACAAGAGATAGAAGCTAAAAGTTTCTTTTTAGAATAATGGCAGTAGTAAACCAATATAAATTTGCAGGCATAGATAATAGCACAACAGGTGGTGCACTTTCACCACTAGGGTCTGGCAATCCTACAGTTAATGAAACATATATTATTAAATCTATTCTTGTTACATCAGCTGGCACACCCACAGTTACTGTTACAAACAACAGTATTACAGCCATTAAATCAGCAGCTTTAACTGCTAATGTTACAACAGAATTATTAACTCAACCATTAATAGTTGAGGGTGGTAAAACTTTTACAGTGCAGTCAAGCACAGCAGACTCATTTGATGTAGCGATAAGTTATTTAAATATTAAAAAGGAGAAAATAGACTAATGAAAGTATATCAAGCTAAAGTCGAAGAGACTTACAGACATAAAAAAACAGGTGAAATTTTTAAGGAAAGAAAAGACTGGGAAGCCAAGGGTTTTAAAGAAGATGAAATGGCACAAGACGTAAAAGTTATTATGCCGCCTCTTGATTTGTTCTCAAAAACCAAGTAAACATAGGAATTAAGGTAAAATTATGGCAATATCTAGAATGCAAGAACCCCAACAAATACAATCAGGAATAGGTTCCTTACAAGAACCTAGACAAGGTTATTTTGTAGGTAAACTTGTAAAAAAAGCAGGTCGTGCTTTAAAGAAAGTTGCTAAAAGTCCTATAGGTAAATTAGGATTACTTGCTGCAGGTGCATATGGTTTAGGTGCTTTAGGATCTGCTAGTGTACCTGGTGGAAGTTTTTTACAAGCCTTACGAGCCGGTAGAGCTAACTTTGGTTTAAGCAATATAGGAGCAGGTTTAAAAACTTTAGCTTTAGGTAATAAAAATATATTAGGTGGTCAAGGTCTTTTTGGAGTAAAGGGTAGTTTTGTTCCTAAAAGAGCATTTCTTACTGGTGGTGCTATAGCAACAGCGTTACCATTTATACTGAGTGGTAGTGGTGAAGATGAGGAAGAAGAAGTTATAG